CCCCGAGTGAGGCTGGCGGCGGCAAGCCCCCGGTCTCGCCCGAGGACACGTCCCCCTTTCAGGGGTCAACACAGGAACAGCTCGAACCCCCCCAATGAGGATGAGGTAACACCATGGCAATGACCCCTGAAGAGAGCTACGCCGCCGCGCTCGGCGAAGTCGTACCCGACCCGGTCGTGGACCCCACGCCGGTCGAGCCGGAGCCCGCTGCTGCTGCCGCTGTCGTCGAGCCGGAGCCGGAGGCGCCCCGCGTCAACCCGAACTGGGAAGAGGCGTGGCAGGATGTCCCCGAGCCGATCAAGGCGCAGCAGCGTGCCGTGTTCGAGAAGTGGGACGCGAACTACAAGACGCTGGAGGCCCGGCACGCCCCGTACGCCGCGTACGAGTCGAAGGGCTACAACCCGGAGTACATCTCGCAAGCGCTGGAAATCCAGCAGGCCCTCGCCTCCGACCCGAACGGCTTTATCAAGGAGGTCGCCGAGCACTTCGGCATCAGCTTCGGGCAGGCCGCCGCTGCCGTGGAGGCCACGCAGGAGGAGGAGTTCCTCACCCCCGAGGCGCAGCGCCTCGCCGCGCTGGAGGCGCGTCAGGCCGCCATCGACGAGAACTTCCGCCAGCGGCAGGAAGCCGAGCAGCAGTACCAGACCCAGCAGCAGCAGGTCGCCAAGATCACCACCGACCTCGCGAACCTGAAGACCAAGTACGGCACCTTCGACGAGCGCCGGGTCGTGCAGCAGGCCACCCTGAACGCGTCGCAGGGCGGCAACCCGTCCCTCGAAGTGGCGCTGAACGAGGTCCGCGCGTACGAGGCCGAGGTGCTCCAGCGGGCCGCGCGCACCGCCCCCAAGGTGCTCGGCGCGGCGGGCGGCACCGGCGCGTTCCAGACGCCCCCCGAACCGAAGAAGATCCTCTCCAACGACGAGCTTCTCGCGAAGGCTCTTGCGATGGGCCAGCAGCTCACGCAGGGGAGCTAGACGACTACCCGACAAGGTGAAAGCCCCTGCGAATCCTCCTACTCTGGGATTTGCAGGGGCTACCTTTTGTGCTACCGTTTCTTCTAGCCACGGTACAAGCCTTCTGAGGTTCAGGGCCGGAGGAGATCGAGTGACACTTACAACTCTCCCTTCGACCCCAGAGGAGCAACCACCATGGCCAATGGTCAGGATCTCGTTGTTGCGAATGCACTCCTGAAGAACGTCTATCAGGACAACGTCAACGAGCAGATCAACAACGAAACGCCCGCCCTCGGACAGATCAAGTCCAGCGCGAGCAACATCACCACCGTCGGTGGCGCCGGTGTGCGGTTCTCCGCTCACTTCGGCCGCAACCACGGCATCGGTGCCCGCAACGAGCTGGAACTCATCCCCGAGGCCGGACAGCAGCAGTACGCGCAGGGCAACACCGGACTGAAGAGCCTCTACGGCACCATTCAGGTCTCCGGTCAGATCATGTCGCAGGCCAAGTCCGACTACCAGTCGTTCGTGAACATCGTCGACGACGAGGTTCGCCGCATCAAGACCGACCTCGCCAAGGACCAGAACCGTCAGGTCTACGGTGACGGCACCGGCACCCTCGCCACCGTCCAGACCTCGGGCACCGCTTCGGCGGCCATCGTCTTCGACGACGTGCGCTGGGTCTCGGCAGGCGCTCGCGTGGACCTGCTTCAGGGCACCACGCTCGCCGCGGCCACCCCCACGGTGCGCAACCCCGTCGCGAACCGGTTCCTGATCGTGCTCTCGGTCAACAAGACCACGAACACGGTCACCTTCGATCAGGCGGTGGCCACCTTCACCGCTGGCGATGTCATCGTCCGCTCCGGCGGCACGGTGAACTCGTGGAAGAAGGAGTGGACGGGCTTCGGCGCGATCATCAAGGCCACCGGTGCGATCTTCGGCATCGACCCCGCCAACTTCCCGGCGTGGGCTGCTGTCGAGAAGACCGGCACCGGCACCCTGACCGAGCTGAAGATGAACGCCGTCGTGCAGGACATCCGGGAGCAGGGCTCCAAGCCCACCCGCATCCTGACCACGCCGGGCGCCTACAACGCGTACTGGTCGGCCCTCCAGTCGATGCGCCAGTACGTGAACAAGACCGACCTCGCCGGTGGTCTCGGCGACCTGTCGTTCTCGACGCCCTACGGCAACATCCCGATCATGACCGACTTCGACTGCAACAAGGGCACCATGTGGTTCCCGAACGAGTCCGAACTCCAGATCAACACCAACGTGGGTTGGGAGTGGATCGACGAGCAGGGCTCGATGTGGCAGAAGCTCCAGCGTCAGGACGGCTTCGTGGCCGAAATGCGCAACTACTCGGAGCTGACGACCAAGCGCCGCAACGCGCACGGTGTGCTGAAGGGCATCACCGAGGTCTAAGCCTCACCAAGCCCCAGAAGGCCCAGTCAGTCCCTCATCCCTGACTGGGCCTTCTGGCATAGAATGAGGAATCATGGTCACCTTGTTTCGAAACCTCGGCCTCCCTGAACACGCGAGACCCCTCGCACAATTGATTCAGGACTTCGATCCCACAGTGTTTCTGGAGCGTCTGCCAGACGGGCATCCGTGGCTCGAAGACAACCCCGACAAGCCCTACGCGGTGATCCACCGCCACCCCAACTTCCCCGAGTACGTGATCGAGTCCTACTCGGCGGACCGGCTCGACCACCGCGTGTTCGCGAACCTCGCGTTCGGCGACGCGAACCGCCACGACTGGGACCTCGCCGAGTTCGACCCGGTCGGCACCGCGGCCATGCTCCTCGAAGGCCGTCGCCGTGAGGACGAGAACGAGGCCGCCAACGACTACATGGCCTTCAAGCAGGGGACCAAGAGGAGCTACTGATGTCCGAGCTGACCAGCAAGACCGGCTCCCTCGTGGCCATCGAGGTGAAGCGCATCTTCGGCGACGAGGACGCGGTCCAGATCAGCGACTCCGACATCCTCCGGTGGATCAACTCGGCCCAGCGCAGCATCGTCTCGGTCAACCCGATCCTCCAGCGCACCCTGATCCGCGACTCCGTGGCGGGGCAGGCGTCCTACACGTTCCCCACCGACCGGGTCCAGTACGTGCAGGCCCTGTACTACGAGAACATCCCGCTCACCGCGTACAGCTACCCGGAGGCGCAGGAGTACATCCTCACCGCCAACCCGGACGCCGCGACCACCGAGGGCCGCCCCCAGATCTGGTACCAGTGGGCGCAGCAGATCACGCTCTACCCGGTGCCGGACGAGTCCATCGCCGACGCCATCAAGGTCGACTTCGTGGGCATCCCGGAGGAGCTGGCCGCGCTGGGGGACACCCTGTCGTTGCCGGATCGTTACTTCGAGTCGATCATCTCGTTCTGCCTCCAGAAGGCCCATCAGGTGGACGAGAACTACGACGGCGCGAACTACGTGCGCTCCCAGTACACCGACTCGCTGGCGCAGCTCTCCGAGCAGGAGAACCGCATCTCGCTGCGCTCCTACCCGACGCTGACGGTCCGCCCCGAGGACATCTGATGGCAGAGGGCCAGAAGGAGACCAACGCCCCCTCCATCGACCGGGGCCGGGTCTTCAAGGACTTCACCGGCGGCATGGAGAACGTGCCCGACATCTCCGCCGTCGGCGACACCGCGCTGGCCTCCATCGTGAACATGGAGCTGGACGCGTCCGGCGCGCTCGTGTCGCGCCCGCCGATCGTGAAGCGGGTGGCGTTCCCGAACCCGGCGCTGCCCGCCGAGCAGCTCGGCTACTTCAACCGCGCCGACGGGGTCAGCTTCGTCGCGTACGCGCACGACGGCAAGACCTACCTCTGGAACCCGGCCACGGACGCGTTCACCGAGGTCGCCGCGTTCGCCGCGTCCGGGGTCGCGCAGTACCAGAACCGGCTCTACCTCGTGTGCCGCACCGAGGCGGGCGGCTGGTACGGCGAGACCGCGCCGGGCTCCGGCATCTACACGTTCCAGTCGCTGGCCTCCGGCGTCAAGCCGATGCCCAAGGGCGACCAGATCGTGCTGTTCAAGAACCGGCTCTGGATCGCCGGGTGGGGCGACTCCGACGAGCGCACCAAGGTGTACCTGTCCGAGGTGACCAACACCGTCGGCGGTGACGTGAACAACTGGCCGCCGCTGAACTTCATCTTCGTCAGCCGCGGCGACGGGCAGTGGATCACCAAGCTGCACCCCGGCCCGAACGACCTCACCATCTTCCGCAACGCCTCCTCCTACCACTTCAACTACGACGCCGACCCCGCGCTGGGGGTGCTCTCCAAGTACGAGGGCGGCATCGGCTGCGACTCGAAGTACGCGATGGCGCTGTACCAGAACTACGTCTACGTCGTCTCCAACGGCGCGCTGTACCAGCTCATCGCGTACCAGTTCTACCGGCGCAACGACCCGGCCAAGTTCGAGCTGGCGCCCAAGACCACGGTCACCCCGTACACCGTGCCGGTGGCGCTGTCCGCGCTCGGCTCGCGGATGGTGGTCTGGTACTCCGGCGGCATGTACGTCTACAACGTCACCACGAACTCGTGGTCGGAGTGGACCTCCAGCACTGATCTGGCCATCTTCGAGACGGTCCAGCGCCCCGAGGGCTTCTTCGGCGACGACATCGCCTACGGCATCACCGGCTCCGGGGATGCCGCCAAGTTCGGCGTGTACAAGATCGAGGACGGCTTCAACTTCACCGACAGTGAAGAGATGACCTGCTCGATCACGACCAAGGCCTACGACTACCAGACCCCGGACCGGTTCAAGACCCTGTACTGGTGGTCGGCGGACGTGCTCCTCGCCGGGTCTGCCACTGGAACC